GTTAATTGGTGGTAGTTCACCAGTTGTTGGAGATGGTGGACCAAAACCAGTTGCTGCTTTAGTACTACCACCACGTGGTGGCATTTTAAAAACAGTAGTAGTAGGCGATGAATCTACAGGAGGTGTGGTAGCCATTATTTACCTAGCGTTGTAGTTTTCTTTAATGATTCTCTTCTTTTAACTTCGTCGAGGAAAGGTTTTGCACCTGACTTTTCAAATCTATCAAAAACAGCTTTTTCAGTTAGTTGTTGAACATTGCCTACAGGATTTTTAATTCCTGCAGCTGCAGAACTTTGAGGACCTTGTGGCCCATATGTTTTATCAATTTGTAAATTACTTTTAATAAGTTTTTCTTCTTGTTTTTTTATATCAGAATCAATGACTCTTTTAACTGATGGATGAGTTTTAAAATCAATAATACCTTCTGCTAAATTTTGTGTCTGACCATATTTAATTTTTGGTGTTACTAATCCTACTTTATAATATTTATCAGAATTTAAAAATGATTCTAATTGTTTTTGTTCTTCTTCTTGTTGTGCTGCATCTTGAGCTGCATATTTTTCAACTAATGCATTATAATCAGCTGGCAATAAAGCACCAGTAATTAATTTTGTTACTTTTGTTTTTGGGTCTACTGATGATATGCCAAGTTCAGTTTGTCTTGTGGGATTAGAAAGAATATCTTTTAATTCACCAATAGGCATTTGTTTAAAATATAATTGTTTTACAATATAAGCATCTAGTCCTAATTCACTATCTGGTGTATCTTCTAAATTTGGATTCTTTTTTACTAAATTTTGTATATCAGGAGCTTTAAATGAAAACGATTTAGCATTAATGTCATCCAATACTTCTTCGCCATATGCACCTTTTACATAATCTCTGATGGTTGGGTCAGTTATTGCTGGTGGTTTAAATGTATCTGGATATGCAGCTGCGGCAAATGCTGCAATCTCTGCATCAAATGCGTCTTGAATATCTTTTGGTTTGCCAAGTCCTGGTTGTGCTTTCTGAACTTGTTTTGTATACTGTTGTGCAAAAGCTTGTGCTTTTTGTGGACTTGCACCAGCTGCTATAAGTCTTTGTACTATTTGATTAGCCATAGTTCCTACTTTATATTCTTGCCAAGTTTTTCAAACTTTTTCTTTACTTGTGCTGCGGTTGCATTTGGATTTGCTGTAACAAAGTCTTCAATCTTTTTAATTAATGCAGTGTTAGATGACTTAACTGGTATGGCTGCCAATTGTTGTACTGGAGTCTTAGCAACCGGTGGAATTGTAACCGTTGGTTGTGTTTGAGTTATGGTAGTATTAGGTGCGGCACCTGTAATTGTAGTTGGAGTAATTTGTCCTGGATTAATATAACCACTACCAAGTAATGTTGCTAATGCATCTTGAATAGTTTGATTACGTGCTGCGGCTTGCTGTTCAGCTGTTAATCTTTGACCAAAGATATTAGATTGCAATTCAGCTAATGCTTGCAATTGTTGCTGTTGCAATCCACCAGTTTGACCCTGGTACAATTGCTCTAGTCCAGACAAAGCACCGCTTCTACCCATTTGTTGTTCAGCCATTCTTGACTCTTGGTTAGATTGTTGTAGCTGCCCTAGTGTTGCTAATAGTGAATTGTAGTTTTGCGCGCCACCACCAGCTGCTGCATTGAGTGCGTTTACCGTTGGGTCGACAGGTGCAGTAGACACACCTTGGCCACCCATGTACTGAGCCAGGTCATTGCTTACCGATGTTGCTGGAGTTTGTGGAGCTTGTTGAAAAGCTCTTGGTTGATTCTGTTGTAGGTAGTTTTGTAAAGCATTATATGCTGCACCAGTTCTGCCTTGTGCACCAAGGTATCCAGTTCCAACATTTGTTTCAGGAACATATGAACCTCTTAATTGGTCAGTTAAAGTTTTATATTGATTTGTAATATAATCTTTACCCGTTGTTTCTGATTGACCAATTAAATCTAAAACGTTTTTTGGAATACCTTGATTAAGCATACCTGTCAAATAATTTGCTTGATTTTGTGCACCAGTAGTTGCTCTTTGAACTGCGGCTGTTGCTGCGTCTTGGTCTGCTTTAATTTTAGCTAATGCAGATGCATAACTATAGGCTCCACTATTGCTGCCACCACTAGTATCTGTGCTAGTTGTTTTGATACCTGAGCCCTCTGTTGGGTCAAATTCGTCTGTTTCCTTAGTGCTAAAGAATGATTTAGCTGGAGCCTTAGTTATAATTTTACCAGCTTTTGATGATACTACTGCCATATCGTTACCTCAATTGTAATAAGGATTGTGCGTCTGCAGCAATCTGTCTAGCTTTATCGGATTCTAAATCCTTTAATCCTTCTTCATAATTACTTAACCCTTGCGTATCAGCTAAGTTATATCCTCGTGTAGTGCCAGCTAAATCTTCTTTAGCATAGCCTATATTTTTAGCTCTGTTCTTGGCATAGCTTTGCAAAGCTTGATTATAAATGCCAGACTTAGTGTTCATGCCCTGTAGTCCTCTGCGGCCATATGAGGATGTTAGCTTGGGGACTTGACCTAGCCCACCACTTGGAGTTCTGCCAAAGGCAGATTCCTCGAGCTCGGTAATAGGGCGTTGGGCCCTGGTCTCTGCTAAGTATCTTTGATACGCATTAAGGGCAGCTTGCTGTGCGTACTGATTAAATAGGTTACGCCTTTGCTGCTCAAAGTATGTTGGGTCAAATGCCATTTTTAGAATCTCCTACTATATATAGAAAAGTATTACCTTTTGTACTCATACCACTTGACAACAGCATATCGAGTACCTTTAGTTGTTGAATGAACCTGATGCATATAGGGGAAACCTGATGAAAATACCACTATTTCTCCTGCTACTGGTTTAATTTTAATGTTAAATTCTTTAAATTCTAACTCTCCACCCTCGAAATCATCATTCAAGAACACTGATAATGATACAACTCTTGGAAACTGAGGATGGTCATCTATATGATTATGAAATTTATTTCCTTCTTCATAACGCAATAGAACCGTGTGATGACTTACCAGGGGCACTATGCTGTATCTGCCTCTAAAGTCCTCTATAATCGCATCCAGGCCCGTCTGAAGGGACTCTGCAGCCCTGCGCAATGGGTCTTGTGGATGGCAACTAAATTGTTTATCAGTTATAAAATAATTATAACAATTTCTTGCATCATAGTTTACACCAGGTTTATCATCTTTTACTAATACTTCTGCCGGCATCCATTGTTTAAACATTGCATTTTGAATTAAACCTTTTAATATGCGTGCTGACTCTCTAGCAATTTTATATTTAACAATCCCTGGTGCTAACTCTATTTTATCTAAAATTGTCATATCTACAGTCTCTGGTTTTGAGTCTGTTAGATGTCCAAAGAATTCATCGTAGAATCTTAATATTGCAGAATAGTTATGACAGTTACAGACTGGTTGGTCTATTGGACCATCTGGCATTGCGAAATAGCGATTGCGATTAAAAAACCTTGCATCACCGTCTGAACCATATTTATTAAAACCGTCTCTAGCGTCTTTTTGAATCCAGTGGTCTGGTTGTGTAAAGTGTAAAAACAATACTGTCGTGTATGCGTTAGGGTCATTCGTTGGGTACGGTGGCCTTGCATGCATGTGTTGTTGACCAGCAAAGATAATTGCATCATTAGGATTTTGTTCAAAGTGTTGACCTTCGACTATCAATCCCCAGTTTGCAGTATTTTCTATGGTTATATCTATTGTTGTTTGCGTGCCGTTTTGGTCGGTATGTTCCCAAAGATGCGGAACACATCCGTCTTTTTTCTGGTATCTAACAGCAAAGAAATAGGCTTTCTGCAATGAGTTATCTTTAAAGATTTCTCTGGCTTTATTTAGACAATACTCTTCAATATCAGCATCAAACTGCACTGGTGCTTCCCATCTGGCAAGCATGGTATGGAACTCAACTTTATCTGTTCCCATCCCAGTATCTGCAACTATTTTTGTAACACGCTTAAGCATGTCGCTGGAAAAGAAATCTTTAATAACCATTGGTTCTGCTAAGGCTTCAGGTAGTTCAAATAGAATTTCTTTTGTTAACATCACCACTTACCTAATGGGCATTTAGCTGCCTCTAGTCTTGTTTTCATATTCATAAAACAACCGCATTGTTTACACTGTTTAGTTGCATTTATTAACTCCGGGCATTGATTGCAAATATTCATACGACTTTCTGCAATGTTTTCTGTAACTTTTAAAACATTTGGATTTATTACATCCCAAGGTCTAGTGTCCCCAAGTTTTACTTTGTACTTTTGCCAAGCAGATGTCATGGTTTAATAAACTTCCCATCTTTGTACAAGTCCCCAATCGCAGCTTCGTTGTTTGTATATTCAACAACTATTGGATTAGATTGCAATACCGCTACAAAATGTTCGTTTGTTGGCGGCATTTTTATTATAAATGCTACTTCTCCATCACAAACAAATGCAAAACTAAGCAGTGTTGCTGGGTCTATATTTGGAATTACTGTCATATTATTTATCATAATCCTCCTTCGTAGATTATTTACCTATTATATCAGATTGGGCAGCTTGGGTCACCGAAGTTACAGCCAACAAACAAACCAAATGCACAGCATCCGTCACTTGATGTATAAGATTCCCAAATGCCCTGAAACGGACCGCAAATGTCTTGAATACACGCATTGTATTGATACCCATAGACCCAAACTCCCCCTGGAGGTGTGCCATAACTACCGCAGTTAACTCCTGCGCACGGGTCAACTGGAGGTACAACTGGAGGTACAACTGGAGGTACAACTGGAGGTACAACTGGAGGTACGACTGGAGGTACAACTGGAGGAACGACTGGCGGTACAACTGGAGGAGCGACTGGAGGAGCGACTGGCGGTACAACTGGAGTTACGCTGTTTGATGCTGCGGAATATGGACTGTTTACACCATAAGATGTTTCTAATCTTACTTGAAAAGTATAAGAAGTACCATTACTTAATCCGGTTACTGTTATTGGAGAAGCAGAAGCAGTTCCTTCAATATTGCTAGGGGTAGAGATTGCACGATATGTAACAGCGCCACCCTTACCAGTATACGATGGTACGGTAAATGCAACAGTTGCTTGAGCATTACCGCCTGTAGCGGTACCAATAGTCGGTGTTCCTGGAGTACCACCACTACCTGCAATTACGGTTAATAAACGCATTTAAGCTGCCAAATCTCCCAAAAGCACCCAAGTATCAGTTCCACGTTTTAGACAAACGCATGACGAAAACTGCGTTCTTAGCTTAAGCCCTGGAGTACCGTTAACAGTAACACCACCAGCACCAGCAATAGTAGTTTGACCAGTATTGGTTTGAATTAAAACAATCTGCGTACCTATTGGAAAAGCAACACTTGAGTTTAACGGAATAGTTACCGTAACTCCAGAAGCATCATTCTTTTCTATTATTGTTCCGTCATCTGTTAATTGAAGTGTATAAGCGCCAACAATCGGAGTTGGTGCAGCATGCGCGATGACGTTGCCAGTTAAGTTTAATGAAGTTCCCGTAGCAACACCGAGTATGGGCGTAGTCAAGCTTACTGAGGTTTGAATTTTAGAACTAGTTACTGCACCTGTAGCAATTTTAGCTTCTGTTATAGCAGCAGCTGCAATATCTTCTGTGTTAATTGCTCCAGCATCAAAGTTTGCACCTGTTGATAATCCTTCTGCAAAGTTCTTTACTGCGGTAAAGTTTGCATTCATTTCTGCAGCTTCGATAACTTCACCCGGTGCATACGAGTTTGGTATTGTTAGTGTTGCCATTACTTCTGGCTCCTTATCTTTCGTCTCTTGTATTTATATGCGATTGAATTTATTCCCCATTGTCTACCATCAGTGTTCGTAGTGTCACCTAATGGACCTAAGAATTCTAACTGTGTACACTTTGCTCTTTTTAATCTGCCACCTCGTTGGATGCCTTCTTTCAAATCTATTTCACCAAATGTAGCAGTATTAAATAAACCAGTGTCAAACACGCCACCAGTATTAACAGGTGTTAAGTCAATTATATGACTTGTAATAACATCATTGCTATTAAAATCATGATAAACATTTACAGTTATTTGGGTTTCTTCGTCAACTGAACGCACAACATATAGGCTTCTTACAAACGTTTTATCTTGCACATAGCGGTCATCATAAAACCATGGAGTTGTAAAGTTTGTAGTATAATCACCTAAGTCATCACCTTCTAAAATATCATCATTTACGTTTTGCGGAATGTTATCCAAATCTTCATATTCATCTACGTACATAACATATTTAAAGCTACTATTTGGATTAATTAACAAATGCCAAATCTCACCAGTAGAATCAGTCCAATCTATTCCCGACACTAAACCATAGGGTGTTATATCTACAGGTGTTGCTGCATTAGCATACACTGCTGATTGATACATTGTAAATGCGCCTCTTTGACCAATTGATGGGTCATACACAAAATTCATATTAGAATAATCAACTGCAGTACCAGTATTATTAATATCAAAAGGAGCTGACATCCATAATCTATCATTAACATAAGACATAGTTAAAACATCTAACTTTTGTGCATTGATTCTATTAGTATCTATGATTGGTTTTAAGCGGTCAAACAAATCTCTTATACCATTACGGTCATAAAATGTTATGCCCTGTGGATAACTAAAGAAGTAAGCTCCACCAGAACCCTCTACTACGTGTTGCGGATATTTAATTCCTACAGTTGTTGAAAGTTCTACTAATTGGAATGAGTCCGCGTCATAGCCCATAAGCAAATAAACAGCTTCAGGTTTAAATATTAATAGCTGACCATCAACTATTGCTAATCCAGTAATGCCTTCTCCACCAGCAACAATGTCAATATAGTCATCTTGATACCAGTTTTCTGGACTGCTTTCATGAGACCAACGAAGTCTATTTGGATGGTCTTCTAAAGATGGTGTGGCATCATTGTTTAATTCTTTTGTGTTAGCTACAAATAATTTATTAGCATGAGCTCTTGCAAGTTCTGCGCGCGGCATAAAGCCACCAACTGGATTTTGATAAGCTTGCCATGTTGGACCAGATGCAGTTAAGGCAGTTGCGTAAACATTGTCACTATTCCATTTGTACATTTGTGATGCATCTTTGCCAATTGCAAGATACAAAGTATCAAGATATTGTGTAATGCTGGCACCATTAGTAGACTTAACTAGTATTGGTGTACTAACGCCAAAGTTTAATACACTAAAATTAGAACCACTTGAATGCTGCACTGTACCATCTACTGAACCAGAAGTTTGAAAACCAGTAGTTAACATAATTCTTGGTGAAGATACATCCTTATAATTAAATAACCCTTTAGGATTCCAACCTGTTGCAGTTACAGCAGTTGAATGTTTTTTCTTGTAGCCAGGACGTGTAAATACACCACCACGTGGGTCTACATCAACGTTTAATATAAAAGGAGATTCATTGTCTTTTAATTGAAACTGGTCTGCGCGAAAGTTTAATCCGCCAGTAAAATCTCTTTTTTGGTCAAAGACAATTTGTGCCATCTTAGTACGCTACTCCAAGTGGGTATGGGCTACCTGGCAATACTCTCATGCCCGTATCGAATGGTGCAAAATCATATGCTTGAAGTTGTAAACCACCCGACATAATTAATTGTCTATTGCTTGATGGTGCGGTAAGTTGACCTTGAATAATAGCAACTGCTTTTTCAAAGCCTCGCATGTATTCGTTTGCCATTTCTGTATCTTCTTGAAACTGAAAGATACGAGCCATAACATAATTTATTAACGGCAATTGCATTTGCGGGTCAATATCTATTGCTAAGTTTTCATCTTGAAGCCAAGATAAACTTGGTATTCTAAAACCACGAATAGTCATACTGTAAGTTTGGTCTGGTTTTGGCCAAAGGTTTAATTGATTAGCCCATATAGAAAAGTATGCGGGTGTTTCTGGTTGGTCAGAAGTTCCAACCCAAATTGATTCACATCTTGCTTGGTCAAGATATATTAAGGAATTGCCGCCATCAGTATTGTTAACTACCGCAATTAATTGTTGAATATCAGTTATTGTTACGGTTTCTATCGATGGTAAAATTCTACCAAAAACAGAATAATTTCTTTGGTTTGCAACTGTAGTAAAACCATATGTTGATTGATAAAAAGGATAGCGATTACTTAAAGCTACAATCTTTTGAAAACCCTCTTTGATAAAACCATTAACTAAATCAGTTGATATATCGTCATTTCCATCAAAGCCAATATCTAAGTCAGAAAGTTCGCCAACAAACGTACGCATCTGCGCTAGTGTAAGATTAGCGTTAGAAAAATTTATAGCCATTATTTAACTCTCCTTATTCTTTAGGGTCTAAGGCTGCGTCCTTATTATCGCCAATAGCATTCATTCTTCTTAAATGCCCAATACAGTAATCTGTGCCTTTAGCTTTTGGCGCTTTGCATTCTTCTTCTTTTGAATTTGTTGCTTGGCATAGGCCATTCTTGTAGTGCACATTTCCGTAAGCAACGCCTGATGGTGGTGCAACCTCTACCGAACCTACTACAGCTCCGGCATGATAATCTGCTCGTGCGTTTCCAACTAAACGTGCGCCCTCTACAGCGCCGTATGGTTGTGTGCCGGCTAATCCTTGTCCTACGCTCTGTGATTCTTTATTCATATTATTTTCCTTCTTTCATGAATAGTGCTTTAAGTAGAACGAGCCGCCAAGGGTCCTTCCCCCTGGCGGCACGTAATCTAGTTTATTGATTAGGCTTCTGCTGGCCAGTCAATGCGCTTCCAAGTGAGGTATGAACTTGTACCCTGCACTGTTACTGTTCCGCCCGACTTAATTCCACGAACCGAAACCGTACCATCTGCCGAAGGTGCAACTACACCCTCGATGATGGCAATGTTGTCGGTTGTGTAAGCTGAGTCAGATGCGGCTGCAGCTGGAAGGTCGTAATCATTTGCATACGACGTTGTAGGAGTAGCTCCTGATGGAACTGTCACTACATAACTTTTTACAGTTGCTGTTGGACCGTTGATTGCAAATGAAGCACCCTCGGTTACCAGGGATGCGTCGTAAACAACAACAGCCTTGAACTCGTATACTTCGTCTGCTTTGACATACCAGTTTAAGCCTGCTACGTCGCCGTACGATGCAGCAAGTGCTGTGTTGGTGTCTCCTACGACTGTTCTTTCTACTATGAATTTATTTGTAGTCATGATTATTACCTATTCTTTCTAATCAATCATGTTGATTGAAATTGTTGTTTGTTTGTTTGTTTGTTTGTTTTTATTAATAGCCGGTACTGGGAGAGCTGCCGAAGGAAACAGCCTTTAAACTCCCAGCACCAACTACATCTTTTGCTTTATTTATGCGTCAGCAGTCATGAAACCTTGACGGTTACGGTTGCTGCAGGTCAACTGACCATAGGCCAACACGAGGGCATAACGGGCGTCTACGCCAGCTACAGTGCCGTTCATGAAGTCTGTGGTCTTGAACCAATAGCCATTCAAGCCGGTGAGCTTGAGGTACTTCGTGTTAAGGAAGTACATCGGCGCATCGGATGCATCAACTGCAAGTTGCAAGTCAAACACAATTGGTGTCTGCTTGAACATCAGGTTTTGGAAACCTGAGTTAGCTTTTGAAACGTCTTGGTAACGCACGTTGTTTGTCAACAGTGACTCGTACTTTTCAAACAAGCTAGTGTTCGTGATGATTAAGTCAGGAACATCTGAGCCCTTTGAGGCACGGTTGTAGACATCAGCCATGTTTGTAAGCGCAAGCGTTGCAGCCATGTTTGTTGCCTGGGTTGGATTCCAGAACGAGTTGGACGATGCATCAATGCCACCGACTGTGTTGTTCTGGGTTCCGATAATGTTGCCAAGACCGTTAAAGTCTGAAGCCGCTGGTGCTGAGCCTGGTGTACCGAAGAGTTGCGCGTTAAGCGTAGTCTTCAACGACATTTCAGCTTGCATAATTTTAGCATTCAACAGTTTGATGATTGCCTCGGTGCCACGGTTCTTGGCTTCTTCGATACCGCTAATTGCGATAGAAGCAGCCATCTGCTTCCAATCGTACTCAGCAGCTGTGATGCCCTCTTGTGGAGTAAGGTCAATTGCATCGTACCCTGAGTATGTTGCAACAGTATCGTTGACAGCGTACATCAATGGTTCGATGATTTGGGTGCCGCCCTCTTCAACACGGACACGTCCGCGCTCGTTGAGGTGGTTAAGAAGGACTAGGTCCTTGAAAATGTTGTCGACTAACGTCGGCTGATAGTTCTGCAGCGTAGTTGACAACAGTGAATTAAAGTCGGGATTGCCGGCCATGTTAATATCTCCTGTTTGTTGTTGTTGTTTGGTTAATAATTTAACGTCTTCTTAGCTTGTTCAAAAGCCTCAAAAACTGACGTTGGTTTAGCAGCTTTGGGTGCGACTGAATTTTTGTTGGCAGAGCCACCAGAAACCACTGATGCTGAACGTTTGGCCTCAACCCTAGACTGGTCTTCAACTAGTTTCTTCTTTGCCTCAGAGGCTGTAGAATAAACTTTATCAAAGGTAATCTGTTTAAAGACTGCCTCTAAATCTGTTGAACCAGACGCTAGTGCTTTGGCTACGACTTCATCAGCGTTAAAATCATCACCGTACTTGCTTTGCAAAGAATCAATAGTCCTAGTTAACTCATCTATGGCTTTCTGTTGTTCGAAAGCTGCGATGCGTTGCTCTAACTGTCGATATTGTTGTTCAGCTGGGTCTAACCATTCATCCTCTTGAGGTTGAGTGGCTACACCGTATTGCTGTTGCAGCAACTGCAAGGTAGCAGCTGGGTCATTTTGCAGAGCTTCTGCTAATGCACTAGCGTACTGAACTTGTTTTCTTTGTTCGCTGAGTTCCTGTGTCTTACGAGTATAATCCGCTTGACGCTGATACCCAGCTAGAGCCTCCTTTACTGGAATTACTACTTCTTCGCCATCTACTTGGAGTTTGATGACCTTGTCAGCAATCTCTGTATAGTCGAATAAATCTAATTCTTGTTCTGGAGTTTCTGCTACGACCTCTGTCACTTCATCAACTTGTCCGTTTGCGGCGGGGTCAACTACGTTTTCAGGGTTAGCAATATTATTATTATCTGTCATTGATGGAGTCCTATCCTTCGTTGGTTATTCCTAATATAAGCATTAAGCCTACACTATAGATATTTTCTTTACCTATCTTTTATTGTCCACCCAATAATGCTTGTAGCAGTTCAGGTGGCAAACCAGCTAATTCAGGTGGCAATTCTTGTGTTGGTGGTGCAGCAGCTTCAGGTGGTAAACCTTGTCCACCTAATAATGCGGCCAATATTTCTGGTGGTAATCCTTCTATTCCACCTTGTGCTGGTCCAGCTTGTGGCGGACCACCCTGTCCACCCATTAAAGCAGCCATTAATTCAGGAGGTAAACCCTCCATGCCACCTTGTTCTGCTTCCATTGCTGCCATTTGGTCTGGGGCCATACCTGGTGGCAAACCCTGTCCTTCTAAAGCAGCTTGGTCAGGTGACATTGGCATACCTTCTGGTCCTTGCGGTTGTGGAGCTTGTTGCAGGAATGAACCTGGGTCTTTTACTCCAAATCCTTGCGACAATACATATTCTGCCAACTTTGACAAGTTTACAAGTCCAGCTTGGGCAAATGGTTGCATTGCTGAAACTATCTGGAGTGCCATATCTCTACGGAAAGCTTCATTACGTGGAGCTGTAGAACCTGCTTCAACATTAAAGTCAAACTCACCAGATATATAATCTTTATCGAATGTTAGCCAAACTGGAGCAGATTCAGTGCCAATTATTCTTACAGTCTGTTCTCCAGTTAAAAACTGTTGAGCTAGCATTATAAGATTAGAAGCACATTGTGCTATAGCATTTTCTATTTGTACAAGCTTTTCAGATACTCTAGCGTTACCAGCTTCAGCAATGATTGATGCTTCGCGGGCGGTACGAGTAGTCTCTGGAATAGAACCACGCTGGTATTCGGACACACCAGACACACGGTCAATATCATTTTGAATTAAAGTTGACTGATTATAAAATTCAGGTGGGTTAATTAAAGCCGGCATTGGAACAACAACGTTATTTAAGTTCTCACCAGTCTTAACTGGAACGATAACGTTATCTTCATCTGATGCTAAAGCCTGACGACCATCATCATCAAATGCTGATTCCTGGAACAACCACTTGCGGCTGTAACGCTTTCTGTGCAACATCATTTGTGTACGAGTTTCGTTTAATTCGTACTGCAGTGGTTCAATTGCTTCGAGTTCTCCCATTGGATAAAAGAATCCAGGAATCTCATAGTTGCGCAACATAAAGAATGGATGACCAAACACATATGGCATCTTAATTGGTTTAATTAAGAACTTGTCTCCACCTGAGCTAGAAAATACACACATCTCACCAGTATCAATATTATAATATTCATAGATGTCGCAATATGCTTCATCTGGATTAGAACCAGCTGCATTTTGTGTTGACATGTTTCCATTATTAACATTTCCATATTTTTGATAAGATGATGGACTTAGTTCTTTTCTTGCGGCGGCATCATAACGCTTATCAATCTTTGCATCCCTTAAAGGACGACGAGTACGTTGCGCAATCCAGCGCATGTCACTCATGCAAGTAGCATCTGGGTCAACAAACATTTCAAATGGGTCAACGCGCTCTAAGAATGGTCTATCTTCTCTGATGATTGTTTCAGATTCAACATCATCAGTTGTCTCTGGGCCGGCAGCTTCATCTGCTGAATATTCAATGTCATCAAGCTTTGCTTCTTCAATAAATCTATAACCAGTTTTAACCCAACCATGACCAATAATCAAATAGTCTTTTACTGAGCGCTGAAACTCTGGCTGACAACCATAATGCTGCCACCAATAGTTAATAATAGATTCAGTTAAAATAGCTTTATCTGCATCTTCTGGTCTACGTGGATTAACATTAATCTTTGGACGACCAATAGAAACAGCAGGAGCTAATGTATTAATAGTTGAGAAAGAAATGTTTACAAGAAGTCTATCGCTAGTTGAATAGCCACGATATTGTTTACCGCGATAAAGGTTAATAAGCCTTTGCCAGAGTTGGTCATAGTTTTCACCTTCGCGCCATCTGCTGGAGTAATCTATATTTTTTCTATAGCTTGATAATTTATTATAATTTGATTCGCGTGCCATATTAACAATCCCACTTCTTTAGTGCCAACGCTTTGCGGGTTGGTCTTCCTTTTGCATCCTTCATTGGTCCAGGCATGCCACCCATTCTAGCACAGAAGGATTTTCTTCTTGCTGCGGCCTTTGGTGACTTCTTTGCTTGCTTGGCAGATACTGGCGGCTTAAGATTCATGCCTTCAGCTTTTGCAGATGCGCGACCTTTAGCATTTAATCCACCTTTAGGATTCTTTCCTTCTTTTCTTTGCCATGCAGGAGTCTTAGCCATTATTTTTTCTTTCTACGAGATACGACAATCTTGCCGTCTTTCTCCATTACTTTCATACCAGCATTTTCAGTATGCTTTTTTAGTTGACTATATTTTTGTGCAACGGTAAGTTTTTTAGCCACTACTTACCTTTAGCAGCTCTCATGTTGTCTACAAGATTTGGATAAGGACGTCCTGCTTTTTTAGCTGCAGCTTTAGCTGATGCCTTTTGTGCTGGAGTAAGTTTCTTAGGTTTACCTAATGACTTAGGACGCGCCTTTTCCCAAACTGGTTTACTTTTTTTTGCCGCCATTTTTCTTCTTCTTTCTAGAAGTATAATTCTTAGTTGTTGTTGAAGGAAGTGCTGGATATTTTGGATTACCTGGCATTATTTAGCGCTTGCGTAGAAACCGAGGTAAACTGTAACTGTACCTACTACAGAAACAAAAGTTGATGGGTCTGCAAAATACACGCCAAACTCTGCTAATCCAGCAATGCTACCTCTAAAGTTTTTATTAAATGCTGATGGGGTTGCACCAGTTACAGTTTCTACTTGAGACACCAATGAAGCATCTTCTGCGTCATTAAGTGACCAAAGAGCTGGTGATTCCTCGTTAGCTCCTGCACCACCGTAGAATGAAATTTTTCCAATAAAGCCAGCAGGTGCCACAATGGTTACTGCTATTGTGTCATAACCAGCACAGCCGGTTGGGAACCAGTCAGCTGGAAAGTTATATGCGCCACCTGAACCATCATATGAATAAGTCTTTTGTCTTTGTAATAACATTATTTACCTTTTGCTTTCTTTTTAGTTTTTGTTAATCTTAGCTTCTTCAGCTGCTTTTATTGCTTGGAATTCTTCTTCTGTATAAACAAAGGACTGAGTTTCACACTCATGTTCTTCAGAACTTGTGAAGGCCGCACATTCAATACAACGATATAACGGACCATACATTGTGTATAGAACATGCTTTGGCATTATTTGTTTTTGCCCTTTAATTTCTTTTCAGCTTTTTTATAAGCCGCGCCTACTGGGCTTTCAGTAATAGCAATCATTATACCAAATTTTGGTTTAGTTTTATTCTTTTTCATCAATTTTCTTTCTTCTTGTTTTTGCCATGTGCCACGAAATATGATTATCTAATTTGTCATCAACCTTATCTACCTTACCAGCAACCATCTTTAATAGTTCTCTAGCTTCAGCATGCTGGCTAGTGTTTTCTTTTCTAAGGCTTTGGACTACAACAACTAGTGGTCCACCAATAACAGCAACCACTACCGGCACTAGCCATTCCATTAGATTAGCTCTTTCCTTGTGCTAATTTTTTCAACATTTGGCATCTTTGCATACATATCTTGTGTTTCCTTAATGGTGGAATTATTCCACGAAGATTGCCCATATTCAACACCCACAAAGCCAAATCTAATGCCTTTGACGTGACATGCAAAGCAAATCTCACGCTTTAAGTCATTTTCTGATTTTAATTCTTTCGAACAGTTAGTGCATTGCATATAAGTCCCTATTAATAGAAATTTTCTTTACATTGAATCATTATACCAGTTAAACTCGCCTATCGTATATCTTTCTTTTTTGGGAGCAGGCTTTTGGACTTTGGCGGCAAAGAAGTTTAGAGTACCCCATGGAGCATCAGACTTAGGGCTGTATTCTGGCAGCCAGACATACTTGAGCATCTGGTTGGCAATGGCTAGGCTCATAACTCTGTCGTCGTGTGGGGAACCATGGGTTGAGCCATTGTCGTCTCGAACAAAGGTTTTAAGTTCAGCAATGGTGTATTCACAGCGTATATCTAGGACGCCGTCTCTAATATTAGCGTTTAGTTCATCTACTGCCAGTGGCTTTGTCAATGTTGTTGTGCGCCAACCCAATGTTTCTGTGGCTTCTGCGTGTCTTTGGTTTAGTCTGCGCTGTCTATAAAGATTATGATAATTAGATTTATTTAAAGCAGTTAGAGTTGTTAAACCGTGGTTATTGGACTCAACACCAACCAATGCCTCATTGTAAAAGAATCCAAGGGCATAAAGGACTTCTTCACCAAACCTGTCAGGGTCAACGTGTCCATGCCAGTGGGCTACCACAACACCGGACTTAGCATCAATAACATGAGCAGTAGAGTAGTCGCCTCTAGCCAATCCTTCAGCAACGTCAGCACCAATCACGTATCTGGCTCCAGCCTGTGGAAGCTGCCAAACAGATAACGGTCCACCATCTTGGTCAAACATGTATGAGTTTCTCATGTCTGAAAGTTTTTTATTATGACCCTTTTTAGGAATTGATGTTTCAAATCTATTTAAAGCGTCAATGTCAAATACTGGTCTGCCAGAACGAATAAAGGCTTCTTCAGGATTTGACGGGTATTCCTGGTGCAACTGCCATGGTGGTAGTTCTGCAGCTTGCGCGTCATACCAGGCTTGGTCACGACCAGATGCCGACCATGGAAAGAATATGCCTTTAAATCTATTAGTATTATTTTGTGACCCTTGCCATAATTGAAAGAATATATTGCCTTCACCCTTGGCAGTAGACAGACAGATTACACGACCACCTACGTCTGCAATTGGCTCTATTGATGCCCAGGCTTCCTCAGGATTGGGCAAAAACGCCATCTCGTCGATTATAGCCAAGTATACCGATTCACCTCTAGCAGGCTCGTTAGCAGATGGCATTGACTCAATTACGGAATCATTATTAAAAGACATCTTTAAAACGTTATTTTGTAATAATTCAGGACCAGACAATCTCATCCAGTCAGGTATAAATTTATAAATATACTTAGCCTTTTGTAAAAGCTTTGTAGCTTCACGTTCAGTCTTTGAAAGCATAACTACGAATCTGTCTGGCCAAAAGAAGGTAATCCAGAAGGCATAAGCTGCAGCCAGGGTGGAGAATCCAATCTGACGTGCTTTAAGAACTATAGTATATCTTTCACCTAGCCATGCTTCAACAGTTTCTTTTTGCGCGTCCCTTAAAACAAAAGGAATACGTCCTTGGTTAGGATGTTTAATGAATGCGTAGTTCTCACAAAAAAAAGCAAATGCCTCTGCTAATTCTGCTGGTGTTGCGTCCTCTGGACCACGACACTTGCGGAAATTATATTCATTAACTAAATCAGTTAACTGCATTAGATGTTTCTCCAGAACTCTAGTCCTGAATAACGTCTTATTGTTTCTGGCAAGAACACGTCTTCTGGTCTACGGGAGATTTTTTGTACTGTGGGGCGAATCGTGTGTAAATCCTTGATGCCTGTAAGAGATTCTCTCGAGATGCCTGAGCTGTCAGTAATGTTTTCAAATTCATGATTGTATTTCTCAATTGCCAAATACTCATATATTTTATTAATCTCTTTCTCTGGGTCAGTTACAAAATTATCGTAGTCAACAAAGTGGAATAAGTGCCTATATTCTGGAACTAAAGCATTCTTCATAAAATTTAAACTTAAAGAAACATCTTTATCATGTCTCATTAAGAATTCAGCTCTTCTATCTGCTAATGGTTTATCTGCAAATGTTGTAGCCAATACTTGCTCATCCATTTGGTTTTTTTTAGAATCAGGGTGAGCATTAATAATTGTGTCAAAAGAAGTTAAAACATCTAACACATTTCTTACTGGACATATTATTTTAACATTCTTAGTAATATATTTAGTTATAACTTCTACACCTGTTGGGCTTGGCCAATTAAGATTCTTATCAACAATGTACTTGGCTGGCTTGTCTTGGTAAAACGCATGCGGTATAGTTGCAATTACATCGTCTATTGCAGCACTTCTATTGTAATCTATATTTTCTAATTCATTATGGCTTTGTGATTGCGTGACCATCATTCTAAACAATGGACTTGCCGGCGATACCCAGATGTCTGGATTCTGATTTAATATTTGACTAATAATAGTTGCGCCAGAACGTTGCATTCCAGCCAAGAAAAAGAATTCCTTCATTTGTTTTCCTTCGTAAATTTAATTATGCGTTTGTTGCCATTATATACCAGTTGGTACCATCATACACTATAGTGCTAAATCTTCCATTGTTTGCAGCAGTAATATCTGTTTGTGCTGCGCCACCATTGTGCGGAATAACATTGCTTGATGCCGATACAATCTTATGGTTTACATGGTTTATAAATGTTACTGAGCGTCCGATATATTCTGTACCAGATGGTAAAGTCACAGTTATATTACCACCTGCGTTATTAATAATATAGTTTTCTGTATCAGCCAAAGTAAAGTCTGCTGTTTTTAATACTGGTGCAGTTGATGCATAGTACTCAGAAACTTTAGCATAACCAGTTACTGATGCGCGGTTTGTGTCAATATCAAAACCAACACCAGGGATTCTAAAGTTTGTAACTGAAGCGTTACCAACGGTTACTTGGTTAGATACTGTTGCAGATGATGGTTCTGCGTCGTATCCAACAATAGTATTATTAGAACCTGTTGTTAATGTTCCACCAGCTTCAGTTCCAACTACTGTGTTATTGCCAGCTGTTAAATTAAGTCCAGCACCATTTCCGATACCAATGTTATTTGAACCAGTTACGTTTGATTGCAATGCTCCTGCACCAATTGCAGTATTACTACCGCCAGTTGTGTTTGCGCGCAATGTGTTCCAACCAAGACCTACGTTGCTTCCACCGCTTGTGTTATTGAGCAATGAAGACTCACCGAGTGCTGTGTTGTTAGCACCACTTGTACTATTTCTTAACGCCTCTGAGCCAATTGCAACGTTATTAGCTGCAGTAACTGCTGAACCTAATGCTAGCTGACCAATTGCTACGTTACCACTTGATGTAGTTAATTTTTCACCTGCATTTGCACCAAATAAAACGTTACGACTACCAGTAGTTAAATCATGACCAGCATAATAACCAACAGCAACGTTAGCTGTACCAGTAGTTAGAGCTTTTAATGCTTGAGTTCCAATTGCAACGTTTGGTGGTTGGCCAGATGGTCCAACAAAATCTGGCATTGCGTTATCGCCAATAGCAAGTTGAGAAGTACCATTTGTTAATTTATCAAGAGTTGATGCACCAATAGCAATATTTTGGCTACCAGATGTTACCTTTCGCATTGAATTTAGACCAATTGCAATATTATTAGTACCTGTTATTATACCAACTCCATTGAAGCCGCCATTCATTGAATAATAACCAATAGCAACATTACCACTGCCACTTAGTGCGCTATAACCAGCAAAAGAACCAACAAATGTATTCTGTTGACCTGTTGTATTATAATAACCGGCGTTAGCTCCAAATGCAGTGTTTTGGTCAGCAGTAGTTATTGCTAAAGCATAGTGACCAACTGCAGTGTTGCGTTGCTGGGTAGTTACACCACCAGAATAGAAATCGCTGCCACCAAGTGCACGAAAACCTACGGCTATATTTCTATTACCAGTTGTAAGTTTTGATAAAGCTTCAGTGCCAAATGCATAATTATATCCACCTGTAGTAACAACTTCCAACGCATATGCGCCTACTCCAATATTGGAACCACCAGTTGGTGCGGTTCCATTCATAGCTAGGTAACCAGCTGCCATGTTGAAGCCAGTGGCACCCGCATAATAAATATAACCAGCTGTTTGATAAACTTGCCAACCAGCACCTGTCGGTCCCGTAACAGTCGAAGCTGCGCCTGTCGCGCCGGTGGCACCGGTGGGTCCCGTTGCGCCTACTGCACCCGTAGGGCCGGTCACAGTAGATGCTGCTCCTGTCTCGCCTGTAGCACCGGTGGGTCCCGTTGCGCCCGTAGGGCCGGTCACGGTAGAAGCAGCACCAGTGGCACCGGTGGGTCCGGTTACTGTGCTAGCAGCTCCTGTGGCTCCCGTGGCACCCGTTGCGCCCGTAGGGCCTTGTGCACCAGTCGGGCCTGTCGGTCCAGTGGGAAATGTTGCAGTTAAGTTCCATGCACCAACACTAGATGAATACGTCCAACTTGCATCACCTGAAGTAAATACTTCACCGTCTACTGGTGAGTTAGGAAAGTTAATTGCCATTATTGCTCCTTAATTAGGGATATAGTCCTGCTGCAGCTGCGTGGTCTGCAACTGTACTTGCACTCAATGCACTTCTGTAAAAAACTATTTCGTCTATTTTTGAATTTCTACTTCTATCGTAAGAACCAGTAAATGATGACAAAGCTCCAACATATCCGCCAGTTGTTGTTGGAATCGTATATGGTTGACCACTAATTAATCTTGAGTTTCTTTCAACTCCATTTACATAAAATCTTGAAATTATACTATCACAAGTAAACACTACATGATAGGCTTTATTTGCTACCCATGGAATACCAGTAGCACCATCTATTCCTGTTTGGAATATATTACCAGCCCAACCAGTAACATATAAATAATTATCTGACGTAACAGTCATAAGCAATCCCCAACCAGTCCCATCTGCATTTTGTCTACCAGCAGTTGCTTTTTCACTTGTAGTATTTGTATCTATTGAAAAAATCATTTCAGCACTAAAAGCATTGTTTGCCATCATGTTTGTTCCAAACACTGTATTGTTTAATGCAATGTATGGAACTGCAAGAGAACTAAAAGATAAAGCTTTATTACCAGAATAAGTTGTTAATGGAGTTTGATTTGCACTTAATCCTGTTATAGATGTATACGTTCCATTTGTATTGGCAGAACCAGTGTCATCTGCGGCCGTTCCAACTACTATAGGATTTTCATTTAAGTGAAACCAACCATAAGGATTACTTAATGCAACTTCTGTTACCCAATCATTATAAAATGGTAAGCGTGTAGATGCTGTTCCAAGTATTCTCATTAGGCTTCCGTGTCTCCAGTTATATACCACTCATCAGCTGCAACTTTAACACATGTTGCAATTGAATATTGTGTTCTTAAATCTAGTCCAGTAGAACTTCTTAATGTTACACCGCCAGTTGGATTAATTGTTGTTTGACCAACACCTTGTTGTGCAACGTTGACTTGTGTTCCAATTGCAAAGTTAACAGAGCTTGCTAATGGTATTGTTAAGTTGTTTGCAGATGCAACGTTCATTCTAATTAATTTACTTGCATCAGATAATACTAGTGTGTATGATGCGGTTTGGTCATTGATTGGAAGTGTTGGGTCACCTTGTTGACCAGTGGGTCCGGTCGGTCCCGTTGGTCCTTGT